ACCAGTGCCTCCAGCGATAGTAAGAGTATCGCCAGGAGTCATTGCTGTTGAACCACTATCTCCTGCAACCGTTGTATCCGAAACTACCAAGTCAATATCGTNAGTCNCGTCTTGATACGTAACCGNTATGCCAGTTTCTGTATTACCAGTGAACATGNCTCCAACTGTATCTTCAACGAACTCGGTGTCGGTAGTTGTTAATATTCTTTTCCAGCCCATTTTTTATTCTCCTTATTATTTATTTAAGTAGTATTCGCTACCATCAAAGTAAAACCCACCAGTTACACTGTCAGGTTCACTCTCTTGAGTAGCTAGCTTAACCGTCCCTACATAGTCAACGGAAAAAAGTTTATTTGCGTCTAATAGATATCTTATACTAAAAATATCTCCAGTAGTAGACCCTGTTCCCTTTAGAACAAATTCAGTTATAGAATCTGTTAAAAGAGGTCCTTTCAACCCTAAGCCAGCAGTTGATAAGGATATAGCACTTTCATTACCTCGTCCATCTTCAACAGGACGAAGAACGCTATCCATTATTTGATTTAATTCATTTCCAACCTGCAAAAGCGATTGATACGTGTTTGCTGGTGTCTTGTTAAATAAGTCTGCCATTATCCAGATACTCCCCAATTATCCCAAGTTACTGCCGATGTTTTATCCCAATATGCTACAAATTTCCAATCCCATTTACCAGGACCAGTTTCTGAGTAATCCTCTATATTCAAAGCAGCTTCACTAATAGTATATGTATCAACTTGACCTACCTCAGTATATCCATCAGGGTCCCGTCCTCCACTAGGAATAGCTGGATTAGGAACTAGAGTCATTGACTCAATACCAGATACTATCTCACTGATGTGGTCTGCTGGGTTCACACTGATACTTGTCATTACCGCTATACTGTCTGACAGTTCAGTATAATTAACTGTTGAATATGTACTCATTTAAAAATCGTGTTGTTTAATGTGGTATTTACCACCTGAAATTCTTTCATTATTAGCATATCGCTTCCCGTCTTTAACCATATCCTCGAAACCCTTACGATAGTAAGCAGCTACATTAAAGAGGCGAGGGTCTCTTCCAAGTTTTATCTCATACCCCTTCTGTAATGCTTTATATACAAGAGCTTCGTGGAACTGTTCAGGAATTGCAGGAGTTTCATCCATTCCTATACCTGTCCCAGTATCTGATGGTATAAACGCTTCATCATACTTAGTTGCAAATAATGTTACCGTTTTTCCTTCTGGAGGACCAGAAAATCTATCGTCAATATTTTCATTCTCACTGAACTTAGCTATCGCTATAGAATCACGTTCTATCCACCAGGTATAATCCAATTGGTCTGTATGTGCCATTACACTAAATCTCTCTTAACAGGTCTGCCTACTAATCTAGGAATATCATATCCATCATAGTCTACGCTATCAACCTCAGATATGTATGGTGGTAATCCATACCATCTTTCATCTAAGGTAGTATCAAATTGATAAGCAGCCTTCAGTAGTTTTGTTTTATCACAAAACTCTCGTAATGCATTATTCATCCACAGACGTATCTGAGTCTCTCCTATATCAGGATGATGCTGTTGCACCAATTCAATCATCTGTTTTTGTGTCATTAGGTCAATGCCAGGTATTCAACTTGAATCGTATTAGCACCATCTGCAAAACTAGCCAGAGAGGCATTCAGACTTCTAATCTGAACCGTATGAGCAGTAACACTTACTGCCTTAAGTGGAATAACCATTGATTCACCTGCCGCAAGAAATCCACATGATACTGCATTTGAACCATCATGGATTGCAACCTGTAAAATATCTGTAGTATTTACNACTGTACCTTTTGTTGTTCCTGCAGCTCCTTCATATCCAGTATTTTTTACTACTACTACATCCATTGCTGCTGCTGTAAGGGCAGATAATGCATCGATTGCTGCTGAAGCATAATACTTAACAGGTGCTGTGCTATCGTTCACAGTATTTGAAAATCCATGAGTTGCCCCACCTGAATCATCAATAGCTGCTAATGTTACTTCATAACTACCACCTATACCACCTGGTATTGAACTAGCTGCTATAAAACTAGCTCCACTAGCTCCTTCTAAAGGTGTTATCTTTTCTGCAGGTGTTGCACTTACTGCAACCTGCATTTTTCCTGCTCCTGTTGCCATTTTTTATCTCCTTGATTGTTGTTCTAAATTACGAATATCGTCCTTACTTCCAGCAAAAAGCTGTAATCCTTGCATATACTCTTGTCTTAACTGTTGATACATTCCCAGTTTCCATTGATAATCAGCTGCCTGCTTTTGAACTTTAGCATTATGATTTTGTAAATCAGCACCATATACTGCAAGTCTATTTTGGTTATTCATAGCCATTTGTTGTACTTCTGCTTGGTGTTTATCCATTGATGTCTTAAAGACATTCAAAGCTTTTGTAAGTCCAGTTTGGAATTTTTGAGTTTCAGCTCCCAATTGAGAGCCATACTTACCTAAGTCATACCCAGTTTCACTTTGATAAGTTTGTAATGACTTAGCAATCTCCTGAGAGTAAGTATTCTGCCTAAATCCCATATCTGCACCCTCATTTTGGATGTCAGCACTATATTTAGTTAACGACCCCTGAGTATTTGCATTAAATAACCCAATCTCCTTCTGTAATTCATTAGAAGCAAACTCAGCCATTTCTTTATTAACTGTTGCTTGAAAAGCCTGTAAATCACTTTGATACTTTTGAAGGCTTTGAGCATCATCNCCTGCAGATAACTGTGCATTTTGTGTAGAAACTTGCAGATTAGCCTGATAAGTAGAGAGCTGTTTATTGAAATTATTCAATTCATTCTGGATATTCAGTTGATATTCAGATAACTTACTTTGAATCTCGGTCGTATATTTAGAAAGTGTAGTCTGCCATTGATTAGACCATGCAGTTATCCTTCCCTGATTTCTTGATATAACAGCATCTGTGTCTGCTTTGAAGACAGCAATTTTTGCCTGATAGATATTAACCGTTGCCTGTGCTTTCTGTAATATTTCCTGTACCTGAGAATTTCTAACTGCTACTTGAGCCCCTACAATAGACTGCTTACCACCTGATTCAGCTTGATATTTTGTAGTTGCTGCAGACAGCTCTGCACCATAAATACTAGCCTTTGTTTTCCATTCATTAGCCCAGGTTTGGATTTTACCAGAATTACCTGCAATAATACCATTGATTGTATTGGCATAAGCACCAACATCACCAGAATAAGCTTGAACCTGAGTACCAACAGCATTTATCCTAACAGCTGCCATCTCAGCATCTTCATCAGCAATCCAAGTCTCCAGGTCAGCCCAGTCAAGAGTCTGTTGGACTGGAACTGCTGGATAATCCCACGTTAAGCTCGGAGGTTCAGGAATACTAAAAGAGGGTAATACTATATCTGGAGGAAGCTCTATATCATCCACAATCTGTGTAACATCAGCATAACTCAAGTCAGGAGAAACTGGTGCTGTCGGAAATGTCCAATCAATACCAGTCAATGCAGGTAACTCACCCTCGCCATCGCCAAGAGCTGGAACTGCAGGCAAATCTGCTGAAGGTTTAACATACTCAGGAGGAGATTCGTCAAAAGTAATTGAAGTATCTTCCAAATTAGGAGCAGTAGGAATTACAGCTGATATCACTAAATCTTGTATATCTGGTAAGTCTGGTAAAGTCATTATAGGAGCTATATAAATTGGAGCATCAGGTACATTACTAAAATCTATATTAACATCTGACGGTAAAGCAGGTAAAACTAAGTCATCTGGAGCAATAAAGACTGGAAGAGTTGTTCCGAGTAAATCTAAAACTGGAGCAATGACGTCAGCTGGTAATGAAGACTCCTTTTTTCCCATTAACCTTTGTAAAATCTTAGAGGCTGCTCCAATTGTTAACAATCCCTCAGCTTCTTTAGGAAATCCGTAAGTTGTTGTTGCTTGTGCATATATATCAGTTGATGAAGTTGCATGGGGCGTTTTATACACATATCTTAATGTACCACCAGTTTCTTCACCTTGAGATGCTATAACGAATATCTTTTCACCATCAATATAATATACAGGAGCTGTATCACTAGCCCTATAGATTGAATCATCATCCAGATATCTAGTCTTCTCTTCTGAATTTACTACTCTTGCACTATAGCCTTCTTTACTTGCACCGAGTATCCTTAAGTCATGAATCTCTAAGCCAACAGAGGGTGTACCAGCAGGTACAGCCTTTGTTAATGATACATTATTCAATTTCTCCATTGGAGCTATGTTAATAATCTCCTCTCCAACAGCAACTAATGATTGGTCCATAAGGTCTAACTCATCCTCAAAAACCTCAAAATTCTTACCTATAAGGTCCTCAATTCTCTTTTGAAAAGAATCAGGCATTATTTTTTATCCTTTTTTTTATCGGCATTCATTTTACGTCTAGTATCTGGCTTTTCTCCATGCCAGGGATTACCAGTATCATTACTTGTCACTACTTTAGGCTTATCACTCATAGTATACTACTATCAAATCACTTGAACCACTCGCATCTAAAAACAATTGAGTTGAAAATGGAACTGGCTTAGTAAAGAATACTGTCTGTTTTGTAGAAACATACCCAATTGCAGCTCCTGAATTATCGCTACTATTATGCAATGTACCAGCACCTGTGTTACAAGCCCAACCCCACAACAACCCTGGTGATTCCTTTATCGCCCCATCAGCTGTCATTGCTTTAGATTTAACTCCCATTGGATTTAAGGGAGGTGTTTTAGTTACTGCTGCCATAATATCTCCTTATTTTGTTAAAATGGAACGACTTCTGGATTTGTCTTCGCTTTATAGGCAGTAGTAACATAAACATAATGCTGTTCCCTTCGGGACTTTGCATTAAATCCAGTTATTTTTTCCATTGCCTTATATAGTCTCTGATAATCAAGAGAACCATCTTTCTTTAAATACTTTTCTAACATAGTGACTCAGGGAGGTATCGAGCCTCCCTAAGCCTTAATCCGTATATGACGCTATTACCTCGCCAATTTAAGATTTATGATGGGTCAGCACCAATTGAACCACTAATGGTCATGTCAGACTGATTAGGGCCGCCACTGTAATAGATGAGACTAAAGCTAATAGGATTTGCTGCAGTTCCAGCATCTCTCTCTGCTTTAATCTTCATACCATCAGTTATAGCTCCACTGTATGCATATATCGCAGTATGATTTAAACCATGGTCTTCGATCAATTTACCAGTCGCAACTCTGTATGTACCAGCAGTATCCTTCATCTCAATATAAACATCAGCATTCAATGAAGCTCCTGCACCTGTTGTTATTTGTAGTACAAAAGAGCCAGCCGATTTTAACTCATTGATAATAGGCATTGAAGGCCCATTACTAACAGCGTTAGCTGTTGAGTTTGTAATCGCAGTACTCCAAACAATGTCAGCAGCATTACTTCCAAATGGGTCTGCTACTTCAACTAGTTTAACCCAACCATTACCAAGATTGGTTTTTGTCCAACCATTATCACTTTGTATTTCAGCCATTGTTCACTCCTCCTTAACTAAATTTCAGGATTGCGTGAGTCTCAGGTAAGGATATTTCTAAACCAGCTTCGGTTAGAATCATATCCCGTCTGCCATCCGTCTCATCTGTCTGGATATTAGTCGTAATTGAAGTATCACGATTTTGTCCATTACCAACAAGAGGACGATATGCAACATTTTTCATGTCAACACAGACACAATAATCTTCCCATATATTACGAAGCAAAGGCTCTGCAACAAAATGAAGATTACCATAAATAGTATTAACAACAGTTACGTTATGACCGAACTTACCTGGAACCTGAGTAATATCTAACCTATACTGGTCAGCACCGACAGTATTATTCATAAATGAACCATTGCCGAGCTTATTCAGATAGGTAAGAACCTTACGAGAAGCCATAACAAGCTTATTTCCTGAATTTCCACTTTCTGGTGCAAAGAAATCTTCCATTGCATCTAAGAAAGCATCATATCCAGATGACGCATAAGTCATGTTATAGATTTTACCATTTGCTTCAGTATAAGGTAGAATACCCCAACTGTATCTAATGGGTCCAGCCGATGATTCGTCAGCAGCACCAACACCAAACAGCATAGCGTGCTCAAGGTCCATCTTATGTTCCATGAGTTTTTCTTGCCATACACGTTTGTATTCGTCAGCGATTCCACGGTAACGGGTAGCCATTGCAGTTCCAGAGAATAGATTCATTCCAGTTTTGAAAATCTGGGTGTATCCTTCCCTGTCAAACAGCTTGTCTTCCCATCCTAATGGAGCACCAACGCCTTCTGCAAATGCTGAGCCAATTACTTGACCTTTGTTTCCTGCTGCATATGCTGAAGTATGAGTATCTAATGGAATCACATCAATTTCAACTTCTCCAGCTACACCTAAATCAGGAGTACCACTTACTTTGAAATTGTGAACATTACCATCGTCGCCTTTAATAGCTATTACTTGATTTTCAAGTATGAACTTAGGCTGTGAATTTGCTGCAACATTACCAAACTCATCATAACCACATTCTAGTTTGAATATGTTTGAATCTGCAGTACCATCTGCAGTATATGTTGCACTAGTTACGATTGTATGAACTGTAAAGTTCCTACGTTGCCACTGATGTCTTTGCTCTAAAAACTTAAAGACAGGGTCATCTGTGGGTTTCTTAGCAACTTTGCTAAGATATGTGAAAAAGGGACTCTGCTGGGGAGCTAACTCTGCGATTCGTTCGCCAAAGTTGTACATTCGTCTGGTATTACCCAGACCGACACCTTGGGCAGATGCACTTCCAGCTGAGGGACTTACGTATGTAGCCATTTTATTTCCTCCTTAAAAGGGATTTTGACTTTTGTAATCATCAATCAATGCGTCCATGACCCTATCTTCTATTGCAGTTTCTACAGGTGTTTCTGCAGTAGCTACTCCTACAGGACTAGGAATACTAAGTTTCTCCTTCTGGCGTCGCATCTCCTCAGCTTTACGCTGATTGGCTAACACTTGGCCTTGTGGCGACTGTTTCATTTTATATAACGCTACCAGATTATCCATTGTAATGGCCTCTGGTTTTGACATATTAGTCATGAAATCAGTAGCTTCATTTTCAGAGAAACCATAACCTTGTGTAAGCTGTGTATGAACATTGTTAGCCTGTTGAGCTTGTTGTTGCTGCATCATTATCTGACGCTGCCTCTCTCGCTCACCTACTATAACATTTTCCATAACATTGTTTCTCTCTTCTTGAAACTCAATCATATTATCCCTATAAGAATCAACAGATTCTCTATATTTGTAGCTCTTTGATTCGGGGTCACTGTATGCATCAATTGCATCGTATTCAGCTGGCTTTGTCGGTCTTTCGGGTCTCTTCGCTGGTTCTGCCTGAGGTTTCTCCTGTTGTTGAACTTGCCCAGGTGTATTACCTGCGGAGAGCGATGCCTCAACTACATCTAACACTTTGGGATTACGATTTATATAATTAGCTATAGGTTCTATAGCTCGTATATCGTTATACCTAGCGTTTAAAGAGTCAAACTCGCCCTTAACTTTGTCATACTGACTTTGCCAATACTGATGTTGTTCAGGGTCTGCCTTTGGGGCAATTATCTGTTCAATATCATCAGTCTCTACTGGTTGTCCACTTTCCTGTGGATTATTGAATGCAGCACTATCTATACCTTCTGCAACAAGAAATTCCTCAAAAGGGTCACTTTCGGGAGTAGTTTCACCTTGTGGTGTCTCTTCCACCAAATTTCCTTCTGGGTTTATCACTTCTTGCGGTTTATCTGCAAACTCAATTCTATTTTCCATTATTTCTCCTTGTATTATGATTTTCCTGTTTGTTGTTGGGAATTAACCTTTTGAAGGTCAGCTACAGCAACTTTTGCTTTCTGTAGCTCGTCTTGAAGCCTCGCATCATACAATGCTGAGGCAAATTTTACATTTTGTTTAGGACTCTCAAGGTCCGACTTAAATTTCTCTAATTCAAGGCGTTTCTTTGCATGAAGTTCTTCACGCTCTGATGTCTGCATATCGCCTTGCAATTTCTTTATAGATTGTTGTAATTGTTCATTCTGTTGCTGTAATTGTTGTATCATACCAATTCTCTCCATCACTCCCTCTGTATCCACGACTTCCGTCTTCTTTAATACTTCAAGTTGGTCTATTAAACCAGCTTTAAACATATCCATATAGGTTTCTAACTGTGCCCATCTATTAGAAGGCATGGTAGAACCGCCAACAACAATTATATCATATTTTCCAGAAGTAACATCATGTATCTTGCCTAGCTCTTGACCAGTGTATTTGTCTACAACTTGCTGATTTATAGTTGTTTCATTCGTTACACCATCAGGTTGTACTAATCTTATAATCTTTTCTTCAGTATACATTTGTTGCATTAAAGGAACAGCTACCTTAAAGCATTGCCTTAGATGACTTTCTGTATCAGCCTGTCTTGAACGACTACGTCTTTGCCCATATTCATCAATAGCTACTGTACCCCTAAATGTTGTAGGTGCATTCTTACTAGAACCCATCATAAGGTCATGAACGCCAAATCCATACTCTAAATCATACTTAGCATCAGCTTCATTCTTATATAGCTCATTGGGGAGTGGAACAGGTCCTGCAACGACAGGAGCACCTAACTCAGCATCAAATTCAACTACAGCAGTACCTGCTCGTCCCCATTCTTCTTCAATTTCCTTCTTATTGACACTTCCTCTTGGAACAAGCAACTTCACATTTGTTGATGTAGCAGCATGAGCTATAATTAAACTCCTAATTTTGTTTATATACTTTTGGAGAGGTTTAAATATGCGTACATCCGACAATGGATATGGATTTCTAGTATGTATATTAACCATTGGAACTATAGGATACACCTCACACGGTAATATCCTAGTATACATCAATTTTTGCCCAACACTCACTATCATTTTTATCCTATTCTCCCGTATCTCATTATATAGGATAATCTCTTTATCTATCAGGTCTCCCTTAGTAACAGCCTCAAGTTCAGTAGTAGTCCCTGGGATTGCAGTCGGGTCTTCTTCTGCAGGTCCAGGAGCCATCTGAGGCATTGGCTGACCTCCAGGTTGTTGCTGGAGTGTAATCTTACTCTCAGGATTCTGCTGTTCCCCTTCTTGAGGCATTCTCATATGGAAAATAGGTCCAATCTCCTGAATAATCTTTGTCAATTGAGCTACACCTTCTTCCACCGTAACATAAGTCGTACCCTGCTGATTATTTACAATCATAGCAGGTTGTCCACGATAAACCTGATATTCTTTATCGTCATAGCTAACATCTAATCCGTCCCACTCTTCAAAGACACGATGTGTTGAAACCTTAATTCTTGTATATCTCTCTATAAATTCACGATGTTTATGGATATTATCACTAGCTGTAGTCATATCAGGTATAAATGACTGCCTTTCCATTATCTTTAACTCAGTGCTAGGGTATCTATCCTTATCAGACTCTTCTGCAGACTTAATAACATTCATATAGTCTGGATATTGCTTATTAGCTTGTTCATCAGTCATTAGTCTAGCTATTAAGATATGACCAGCATCATTAAAGTATCTATCACGAGCATTAGGGTCTACATAAACATCTAATGGATATAAAGCACGTATTTTAACCTCACCTTTACCCATATCAGCATGAGCATCCTGGTATACCATCATATATCCTAGTCCACCAACATAATAGTCATCAATACACTGTTTAAACTCCTCATTCCCATTAGATACTTCCCAAACCCATTGAGCAAGGTCACTCCATATCTTAGCTGTTTTTTTATCAGCATCATCACGACCTGTAGACCTAAATTGAGGTTTATTGAATGTTAAAAGAGCTTTGGCAGTCTCGACGATAGGATGTATTCTATTTACAACTATTGGAGACTGCCCACGCTTCCTTAATATTTCTTCCTGGTCTTTTGTCCATTGTACACCAGAACGGAACTGCTGGTCTTCATAAAACCCTTGTGCCCAATCCTCTCTCTGCTTTTGATAATCTTCTAGAATCTCCAAAGATTTCAAGACTTCCTTATGCGTCTTTTTTTGAGATGCTCCCCCAGCTTGTTCTTTCAGGATTTCTGCAGCAGTCATACCCATCCTGTCTGCAGTAGTCTTATTATATCCCATCGGCATTATAGCACCATCCAGTCGTAATTACTAAAGCTGCCCCGCGTGTTTTTTACGCTAGAGGTGTTATCATGCAACGGGGCATGGGGTTTATATGAACCCTTCATGGCATAATACAACCCGTCTAGCAAATCGTCGTGTTTGCCTCTTGGATACATCAATAATTCGTCAACTAATTCATTCATATCGTTTTTTATAAACATTTTCTTTCTACAGAAGAAAGGCTGTAAACTTTCAAGCCTAACACTTTTAGGTGTCCTTGGACTGTTCTTTACCTCTAAACCAGGAACAAACATATTCAAATCATCGCATTTCCTTCTAAGATAGTCTCTTAGCATCTCCTGATAGCCTACAGTCTCTATTTTCGTCTTTTGTGGTCTAAATCTTCCAAACCATGCTAAAACAGCATCAGCAAGGTCCATTGGCTTAACTCTTTTCCTATAATAAGGTAAAATATAACGATTATCGTCATTATCAATAGCGATAGGCACAATTGTTGAATAATCAGCTGTTTGTCTCGTCGAGGATGCTGGGTCTACGCCAATAAAGGTATGAACAGGTAATTCTGCCTCAAATGGCTCTTTTAGATGTAGAATAGGCTCATTTTCTCCATTTAGCTCAATTCTGCCATCATAGTACTGAATATCCTCACTTTTGAACAATTGGTCCTCATCACCAACGATTTCACACTGATATTCACGATAAAACATAGAAACCTTACCAATAGACTCTAAATCATTCTTTTCAGATATCAATTTCTCTGCAGGCCACATCTCTTTCCATAAAGAAGTCTTATTATCGTCATTCAAAGCTTTATACTTCTTGCACTTCCATCCATCCATAGCTGGTAATGTTTCTACAATGCACCTTTGGTGCTGGGGAGTACCAATAATTACAATCCTTCCACGTTTTGCATCCATACCTGGAAGTAACTGAGTCAGCAACCATTTTAAATTCATATCCATTGCTTCAGCAGTTTTTGTATTATTCATATCCTCAGGGTCATCTACAATAACAAGCGTAGGTCGTTGGTCTCCATGCTTTAATCCAATGACCTGCTGACCTGTACCACGAGTCGTTATCAGAGAACCATCCTTCAAAGCAATTTCATGTCTAGTCCATGCAGTAGCTGAATGCTGTCCCCAATAACCAAACAATGCCCTGAAAGGCATAGAGTACTCCAATACATTCTTAATTGTGTCTAATAGCCTGATACTATGACCAAGTGTTTTAGAACACAACAATATAAGTTTAGGCCCCTCATCGAATACGAGATGATGAATAGGAAACACGCATGCACCGATGGAGGACTTTGCATGATGACGAGGGGCCTGAATACAAATCTTCTTTAAATCCTTATTTAGGAACATATCATACAACTCATGATGAAAGGAGGCAGTATTTGAAGAAAACATGTTCGGCATAGTGATTTTACCGAATAATGCCATATTATCCTGCATTTTAGTAAGAATGCTAGTTTTTTGGTTCAATTTGCTTTGTTTCCTCTATTCTAGCACCTTCAAGACGCATTTTCTCTTCAATACCCTCTAAAAACGTAACATCAGCCTCAAACTCCTGTGTTACCTCCTTTTTAGCCTTCATTCCAAAAATATCCATTAAATTCTCTGCTACCCTAAGTAAATTAGACGCTTGTTCCTTCTGACGAGCCATATCTGCTGCTTCTATCAGCATATCAAACACAGTACCCTCATCTATGCCCTTGGATGTGAGAATCTCACTTAATTCTTTATCAATCATATCCTTAACGTACTTCTTCTTTAATAACGACTTCGCTCTAACAACAGGGTTGTCCTCATCACTCCTATATATTCTACCAAGTACACTATAGTTTAACTTTCCCCCGAGGTATTGTTTAACATAAGCTCGTACAAAATTTTTGGTTCTAGTTCGGTCTCGCTCAAGTTCCCAGGTAGGTCTCGATGATACAGATGTGTAGGTTCCAGTTTGTTCATGCTTTCTGTATTCAAGACTGCCTCTCTCGGGGTATCTTTCTGAGTAAAATGCTTGTCCATAAGGAAAGACAAGATTGAAGGAAACTCCCTTAGGGTAGACGCCTCTCTTTGACTTATACTCTCGTCGTTTAATACACTCCGCAACATATCCATCAGTACTAAGTCCCCAATCTCCTCCTCTGCAGCGTTTCCAGGATTTGTAATGAATTCCCTTGTTATCGGCTTCATCCTTTGTGTAGATGAGGTACTCTCGTTCGTAATATCTTCTGCTACCATCTGTAGTAATATCCCAATGTCGTCTAACAAGTTTCTCCATCTCATTTCAATTCTATCAGCTCAAACCCTTCTTTAAACTCTTCATTTGTTATCAAATCCAAATCTTTAATAAAATCTTCATCACTGTACTTACCACTTGTAGTTCCACCTATACTCCTATTAACTACAGCCTTCCCTAAGGAAGGCGTTACATATTGTATTACAGATTGTACTACAGACTGTATAGTACTTATAGTACCCCCCTTACCCCCCACTACCTTGCCATCCTTGAAACTTGGCTCTGGGGCTGTCTTCCAAAATTACCAGCTTGATTGCCTTGATTGTACATCTGTCTAATTCTATCATATTCCGCAAATTCATTCATTCTTTCAACCTGTCTAGCTCTACCCGTATCTAATCTGCTCTGAATATCTGGATTGTCACTCCTTAGCATAGGAAGGTCTCGATTACCCCCACCTGAGTATCCTGGAACACCAGCAGCTCCATACATCCGTTCAGGACTAGTTCCCAGCATACCAGCTATCTTATTGCCCTGTTCTTGAGTAAGTACTGTTTCTCCAGGAGTTAACCTAGCATCAACAGTATCAGTATTACCTCCCATTAGGGTAGGTCTTATATTTGGGTTCATTGAAGGTCTAGGGTTAAAACCTTCAACATCACTAGAAGGAACATAGCCGCCTTGATAGTACCCAGGAACTGGCTGAGGAGCCTTCATATCCGAAGAGGCTCTTCTTATCTTTAAAGGATTCTGATAGTTCATCTTACCTTCTATCATTAACGCCTCTTGTTTTAAGTCCCTTTTACCGTAAGCTTCCTGCTCTTGTCTGAACCTATCACCATACTCACCAAACTTAAAGTATCTATCAGGATGATTCTCTAAAAATTCATTTCTATTCTGGTCATACCTTAATCTATTTAAATCTCCCCACGCTTTAATTTTCTCATCTGTCCACTCTTTCCCAAAAGATTCAAGATAGGCATCGTCCTTTTTTCTCTGAGCACTCCATTCGTCACTAAGATGGAATGGAGTCCCTGGTTCATTTTCAGTTTCAGGATACATCTGATGATGTAATTCCCATTGCTTAGCTTCTGATTGACGGTCAATCCAAGAACCTTTACCTAAATCAGGAGCACGACCTCTATCCACTTGATTAGGGTCTTGTAGAGGAACCGTACCACCACTCTGAAAACCAGGCTGCTTCCAGTTTATGTCTGGCTGGGGGTCGTCTGGTGTATAATTGGGGTCACCTGGTTCAACATAGCGTATACCAGCCTTCACAAGTCCAGTATCAGGTATGTTCCTTACTTCTCCTGTAAGATAGTTTCCTTTTCTGAAACGACGTTGGTGGTAATCACCGCCCTCACTAGGTTCACCCCTAGGTGGACTACCATGTTCACGCATATACTTGTTCTTCTCGAAAAAATCTTTATCAGCCTGAGTAGCTTCAGTCCATCTCTTCTTCTGAAGTTCTGCACCAGTCATTTTACTCATAGCCTCTCTTTCAAGTAAGGAATAGTAATTCTTACCAGCCCAAGAAGGCGTATCATGTGCCATTTTGTTTCTTAAGTCTATTCCTTCATCAGATACTAGATAATCTCGGAATGAAGGTAAACCAGGGCTTGTATCAGGAGCCATATAGGGTGTTCCTGGACCTTGAGAGTAGGTTTGTCCCAGTTTCTTCTCTGCCTCTAGAGTAGGTCCTGGCTGTACATATCCACCACCTTGATACCCTCTTTCAGCATTCTGACCTGACCTTGCTCTTAACTCTTCTTTCTTTAAAGCTATATCCATACTCCGTTGGTCATAGTAGCGTTCAGCTTCTCTTGTATTCTGTAACTGCTCTTCTTCAAAAGCCATCTTTTGCATCATTAACTGGTCCATCTTAATCTGTTGAGCATCGTTGTACTTCGTTTGAGCACTAGGACCCGAATACTGTGGGAATAACCACCCTTTACCTCCTCCTGCCCTAGATTTGTTCCAAGCATTTGTAAAAAACTCCTGTACTTCACCACCGTCTTGATAATTCTGCATTTTACTCCTCATTAAGCCAGATTACTATTTTGGGGTCGTAACTATCCCATAACCAAAAAATTTTAGATACATCAGTATTCACCTTAGTAGTCAAATATGTGAGAATGATGTCTATTTGTGTCATAATTAAACCTATAACTCTAAGCAAGTATATACTAGGACATACTAAATTCCAAATAGTTTCTTGATATTATCAGAATTTCAAAAAATAGCCTATGAATGCAGTCGTGTGGTATACTCAGTTCCCACCCCCCGTTGTATCTCTGTGCACACATTGTGTATGGTTGAAAAAAGTAAACCTTAAGGAGGTTTGTTATGCGTAAAGTGATTGATGCACTGTTAGNNATCGGTATGAAACTTGACCAAAGGGTCTATGATTGGGGTCCTAGGATACTTCTCCTGTTAGACCCTGTCCCTGCGTCCGACGACAAGGTCAAGTTAGTCCAGTCACTGATTGATTGTGCTGGTCAGATGATTACCATCAACGGTGCTGAGTGGATGCTTAGATATCGTGCCAAAGGTACGCCTTACAAGGATAAGGAGGGTTTCCGTCAGGCTTTACTGGCTGATGAACTCACACTTGTCCAGCGTACGACCTTTACGAGTCTTGAAGAGGCTTGTGCTGTATAGGTAGCATCATTGGTAGGTATTGGTTAGGTCAGGCTGGCTCTCACGGGTCAGTCTGGCTTGGCTATCATC